CCGGTAGCCATTAGCGGCCACCGCCCGAGCCCGCCGACATCGCGTTCGCAACGCCGTCCGCAACCGTCCCCGCCGCCATGATGTAGCCGCCGATGTTGGCGTTCGACCCAGCGCGACGACGCGCAGCGGCGCTCATGCGCAGGGCCCCAGCCTGGTTCCTGTAACCGACGCGCTCGACGCCCTCGTCACGCACCGACTGGCGACGCAGTTCCTTCTCGACCGCGATCGCCGACGGGCTGTCCAGCGAGACACCGCGCGCGGCACGGCTCGCCATCACGGCCGCCAGACCCGCACGCAGATCCTCACGCCGACGCTCGCTCGACTGCAGGGCCTGCAGGTCCACGCCCTTGGCCTGGGCCTCGATCATCACGGCTTCGGTCTTGTTGGCCTTGGCCGTCGCGCGGCCCGACATGACCTGCGTGCCTGCCTTCAGGAGCGGGGACGAATCTCCCATTAGCTGGTGACCTCCATCGTGACGGACCGAACCTCGAGGGGTCCGCCCACGGCCTGCACAATCGTGAACGTCGGGTATTTTCCGCGCCCCAACGGACGGAAGCGACGCACGCCGGTCTGCGCGCCAGTCGGGCCGCCGATCGAGCCGACCCAGCCGGACGGGTCGCGGCCATTGCCCTTGAACGATGTCGAGGCGACCGCATCCACGTCGACGCGCGTGATCTTGTAGTTCGGACGCAGGCCGCGCTGGCTGTCGACCGGCGGCACGCTCTCGACCGTGGTCGTGAAGTCCAGCCCGACCTGCACAGCGCCGAAGCTGTCATCTACACCCTGCAGCACGCCGGAGCCGTTGACCGCGAACTCGCCGATCTTGCTCACGCCGTCCCAAACACCCACCGTGTGGTTGGCGTACAGCGTCACCGGCGTGGTGATCGAGGCCAGCGAGACCATGCCGTCGGCCCATGCCGTCGTGCTGAACTTCTCCAGCCGGTAGGTCAGGGTTCCGTTGATCGTGCGCGCGGCCACGGCGTACAACTCGCCGGCCGCATAGACGATCGAGCGCCACGCGCCGGTCGTCGTCCACAGACCCCAGGCTGAAAACTGCGCGCTGCGGCGGTAGGTCAGGACCGCAAGGATACCGTCGTCACGCAGCACCGGCACCAGCCGGTCGCTCTCGGTCCCGGCCGCGACGAGCTCCATTTCGACCGGCGTGCCCATCAGGTGATAGGCCAGTTCCGACAGGTCGCCGATCTCCCACGAGCGGCGGACGTTGCCGGTGGGCAGGCAGATCATCGCCCGGCCGCTGTCGCGCTCAATGAAGATCTTGCCCTCGCTGACGTCGAGCGGGACAGGGTCGCCTGCAGCCTCGGGCCCGATCTTCAGCAGTTCAAAGTTCGTCGGCGAGAGAGGCGCGGCCACCTGCTCGGGGACGTAATAGACGCCCGCCTCAGTGAACAGCAGCAGTTGCTCGGTCGAGCCGAAATGCTTGAGGCCCAGCGACGTCTCACGGCCGACACGCTCGATGATCGCGTCCGTCTCCAGACCGCTGCCGGTGTTGAAGTCCGTGATGTCGCCGGTCGCACTGGCGGCCATGACGTTCTGCGCCGACGGGAAGTCGCCCAGCATGAGCCGGTTGCGGTGCAGGGCTGCGGCACCCGGATAGCCGCGCTCCACGCCGATCAGCGCCTCGTCCCACTCGACCGTCGCGGCCGGAGTGCCGGCGGCAACAACCGCGCTGATGGTGGACTTGGCGGTCGGGCCGATCAGCGCCTCGGTCGCGTCGAAATAGGTGTAGCCGTCCAGCAGTTGCACGGTCAGCGTGGTGCCGCCCGGAACCGCGGCCACGACGCCGCGCACCTGCGTGTCCTCGCCGTCGACGATCTGGCCCACGAGGAACCCGGTCGAGGAGCCAACGGTGACGGTGACGGTCGGGTAGAGCGTGCCGACAACCGTGCCGGTCGCCGTGTCCGCATCGGTCACGCCGGTGACGGTGATCTCCACGCCCGTATAGCGCAGGCGCGTTCCGACATGGTCAGCGTCAAAGAACGCGGCGCTGGTCTGTAGCGTCACGCCCGCGCCCGTGTACGCGCTCGGCGTCAGGCTCACCCCGCGCTCGGCGAAGCGCCAGTACGGCTGCAGCTTTGACCCGTTCAGGCCGTCGGCGAATCCCAGCGCGGCGATGCTCCAGGTGCCGGACACCAGCGTCAGGAGGCGCGGGGCGAAGCTGCGGCTGGCGACGACGATCTTGCCGTCCTCAATGGCCACCTGCATCGTGAACAGGTCGTCCGCGTCCCACGGCACGGAGCCGCCGGAGATGGTCTGGACGATAGCGCCGGCCAGCGTGCGGACCTCGAACAGCGCGGCGCCGAACACCAGCAGTTGCGCGTCATCCGCGCCGACGCCGTAGGTCTCAAGCCGCGACAGGCCGGCAAGGCTGGCCACGTCGACCGTGCCGTACCGACGACGGAAGCCACCACCGGCGAGGTTCTGCGCGTTGCGGAACTGGCGGCACGCCTCGTTGCGCACCTGCAGGTCGGTGCGCATCATGTACTCTTCGGCGATCTCTCCCGCCGCAAAGCTGGTGGTGAACGGGAACTGCCTAGCCACGGAGCGCCGCCCGCAGCGAACGCGAGCCGCGCCACGCCTCGGCCAGCGGCACGAAATCAGCGACCACGCCCGGCTCCTGACGCTTGTCGCGCACGATGGCGTCGCGCATCAGCACGTCGGCGTCCTTGATCTTCAGGCGCGCGTCCTGCGGCTTGTCACACAGCGCCTCGAGGAACAGGCCCTGCAGCCGCACCACGACCGCCTCGGAGAAGTCACCGGGCCACTCAGCCTCGGCAGCCCGCACCGTGGCCACGATCTGCAGGTCACCGTCGGTGCGCGTCAGTATCCGGCCGCTCTCGATCGAGTACTCGCCGGCACGCAGCCGGACGCCGTCGCGCATGACGCAGCGGATATTCGTCACCTCGCCCGCCCAGACGTAGGCGTGCAGGAAATGGCCCAACTCGACCGCGCCCTGGTACGTCAGCGGCAGGGTCTGCTTGGCGAAGGTCCATGCGTGGCGGGCGAAGAAGCCGCGGACGATGCCCTCGTAGTTGGACGCGGCAACGCGGGCGCCGGACGAGTCCTCGTCGAGCGACGCAATCTCCTCCTCACCGATGCGGTGCAGGGCGGCCTGAACGACCTCAATCGGGGCGGAAAACGCAGGCATGGCCGCATGTTGCGGCGTGGCGGTGGGGGCTCAACGCACGCACAACAAAGAACCCGCCGCTCCGAAGAACGACGGGTCCAGTTAGTCCCACCCGGAGCGAGTGTTAGAGGGCGCCGGCCTTCTTGCGGCGGGCGATCTCGGCGTCCACAGCGGCGTCCAGCTTGGCCTTGGCCTCGGCGTCAGCCGCGTCCTTGGCCGCCTTGGCTTCGGCAGCAGCGGCCTTCGCCGCTTCCGCCTTGGCCGCCCTGGAGTCGGCGATCGACAGGCCGTCCCAGTTCGCCTCGAGGACGTAGCGGGGGGCGTCGTCAGCCGACAGGGTGGCGGCCTGCAGGATCTCGCGGGCGGAAGCCGCGCAACAGATGTGCGGCTTGCCGGTGTCCCGGTCGATAAGGCGGGCGTTTCCGAACTTGTCGACTTCCATCGCCGGCCCCTTACGCGTGGCTCAGGTGATCGCGTCCGATGAAGCCCGACCAGTTGATGCCGGTGGCGATCGCACCCGTCACGTCCGTGTAGGCGCGGACGTAGGGGTAGCAGACGCCGGCCTGCTCGTTGATGAACGGCACTTCGTACCGGCCGGTCAGCGAGTCGATGGCTCCGCCGGAGCGGACCTCGGTGGCGCCCAGCTCGATGGCGGCCAGGTTCTGCACGTCCGAGGCGAAGGTGGACGAGGTCGAGCCCTGGATCACGATGACGTAGCGTTCGTCGTTCGAGGCGATCTCGACCGCGGTCACGTCGATGACGGCCACGCCCTTGAACACCGCTTCGCCGACCGGAACGATCAGGTGGGCGGGGTCGGCCGCGATCAGGCCAGCGGCCTTCAGCGACAGGTCGGCGTCGTAGGTGTAGGAGCGGAGTTGCGTTGCGGTGCTCATGTTCGTTCGCCCCTTAAGCCACGATCGCGGCGTTGGTGATGGAGGTCAGGCGGGTGGCGGCATACGGGTTCTCGATGCAGAAGCCGTTGAACCACTCGATGCGGGTGCGGTGCTTGGGCGAAGCGTCGAGCTCGCCCAGGTCCTTGACCGACATCGGCGCGACCTGAATGCCGCACATGTGGTCTTCCTTCAGGGAGAGCACATACAGCGAGGAGGTCACGGCGGAGCCGCCGCCCGAGCCGGTTTCGGTGAAGGGCAGCAGGGCCGTGTCCGGGCCGGTTTCGTAGCCGACGAGGAAGGGCAGGCCGTTGTAGGTCATGACCGGACGACCGAACTCGTCCTTGGTCATGTCGAGGTTGCCGGCCAGCGTCTGGTTGCGCATCACGGCGCCGAACTTGGTGCGCAGCGCGAAGGGCAGCAGAATGTGGGTCGGGTCGACCGTGTTGGCGATCGCCTCGTCCAGAGCGGCGAGCGACAGCGCGGCGCCACCCGAGGCGGCCGAGTTGGGGATCTTGGCGCGGCCGGTCAGGCGACGCTGGATGCCGTCGGGCGACTTGGGGTTGGTCGAGTTGTCGCCGGTAATCAGGGCAGTCGTGACCGCACGGGCCATCTGCTTGATCTTGCGGCTCTCCTCGCGAGCGCGGCGGCCGGCGTCGAGGGCCAGCAGATAGTTGTCGACGTCGGCCTCGCCGCCGGCGATGAAGATCTGCTCGACCTGCGGGTTCTCGACCGAGGTGTCCGCGGTGTAGCTCTCGTTCACGCCGCGATAGGCGATGCCCGGCAGCGTCGACTCGAGGGTGTACTGGTACGCGCCGCCGGTCGTCTTCCACGGCATGGCGGCCAGCAGGTCGGACGACTGAGCGTAGAGCTCGATCACCGCCTTCTCGACGCCGGGCTGGAGACCCTTGGTGTATTCAACGAGAGTTTGAGCAGCCATGTGTCGGAGTTCCCCTAACCGGCCTTCCGGGCGCGGATTGCAGTGAGCAGTTGTTCACCGGACAGACCGTCGAGGTCGGAGTCCGGGGTGGCGGGCGGCCCGGCCGAAATGGCCGCACCGGTGACTTTCGAGACGAGTTGTTCGAGCGCGATCACGGCGGCTGCGCTGCCCATCGACAGGCGCAGCGTTTCCGCGGCCTCAGCGCCGACAGCGGCGGTGACCGTGGCGTGCAGGGCGCTCGTGCGCTTGGCGTGTTCCGCGCCCAGTTTGCCTTGCTCGGCGGCGACGAATGCCTGGGTGGCCTTGGCGGCCTCGATCTCTTGCGCGGCGAAGGCCGACAGCACGTCCGAGACGGCGTCCTGCGAGAGGCCGTGCTTCTTGAAGACGGGCAGGACGGCGGCGGCCAGCGGGTCCGACGGATCGAACTCGACCGCCTTGCCGTCCAGACCGACGATCGGCTCAGCCAGCTTGAGCTCGTATGCTTCGGGGACCGCGGCGGTGCGGGCGGCCTCGGCGGCCTCCAGTTCAGCCAGACGCGAGAAGGCTTCGGGCTTCACGCCGGCTGCGTCGTCCCAGTAGGTGTCGGGCAGGCCGTCGGGGCGCGCGGGGGCGGCAGGCGCTGCCGGTTCGGCGGCGGCCATGATCGCGGCCGGTTCAGCGACCGGCTCCACGACTTCAGGAGTGACTACAGTTTCCGTCATGCTCACGACCGTGCGGTCGGAGCGGGCTCGTCCTCAACGCACGGTCAGTCCGTGCCGCCCCTCCCCATGTCGATCAGCCGCTGGACGAACCGGCGCGAGCCTTCAGCCTCACGCAGCACAGCCTCGGAACAGCCCAGCGGTGTGGGCTTGCTCACCTCGTCCTGCATCCATGCCAGCACGCGCGGGCCGTCGATGCCGGCGAGAAACAGGCGACGCACGACGAGGTCGATCGGCTCCTCCTGGGAGGCGACGGACGACGACGGGGCGCGCGACGCACGCAGGGAATCAAACCGGCGGGGCGCCTGCATCCATGCCTCCCTGAGCCATCGCAGCCGCAGCCTGCTCGGCCATGATCTGCTCGTCGGACTTCATCACGATGTGACGTTCCTTGGCGGTGTGGATCAGGTTCTCCATCGTCGCCTTCGCGTCGACGGGGACGCCGACCTGCATGGCGGCGCCGATGTTGGACGCCATCGCCAGCACCTGCCCCGTCAGGTTCATGTCCTCGAGGTCTTTGGCCTTGGACAGCGGGCTGATCGGCCGGCAGTTCACGACCTTGCCACCCTTGAGTTTGACCGGGGGCAGGACGCCGCGCTTGGTCAGGATCCACGCCACGCGCTCGATGATCGGCAGAACCCACTCGCGGACGCAGCGGTCGCGTGGCAGTTCCTTGCGGCGCGTGTTCCACGCCTTCTCGTCCATCCACTGGCCCAGCGTCGGGGGCGTGTCGCCGGGCTGCTCAGGGCGGTCCTGATAGCAGGACCGCTTGATCGCCTTGCGCATCTCGTCCGCGGCAAAGAACGACGCGTCGAACCGGACATCGGGCAGGAACGCCTCGGGCGCCTCGGAGCCGGGCGCGCGGGCGTAGGCCATGCCGGGTTGCATGCCGCCCTCAAAGTTGGCGAGGCCGTCTTCCTCGTAGCTGAACGCCGGGTCGATGGCGCGTCCCAGGCCCTTCAGGTTCAGGTACGCAAGCTCATCCAGCACGCGTGCGCGCGGCGTCGCCTTCTTGAACGGGCCTGGGCCCCAAGCGGAATCGGCCTGCTGGCGAAAGCGGCAGGCGATGATCGGGCAGGATCCGGCGCCCTCGTAGGTGAACTTCACGCGCTCCTTGTCGTCGACGAAGATGCGGTAGTTCCACCGCTCCACGCCCGGCGTCGACCAGTCGCGGTCGCAGCCCTCGATCACCTTGGACTTCTTGTCCTTCCGCGCGCCGCGGTGCGGCGGGAAGTACGCGCCCATCGACGCGCCCCAGAGCATGTTCTGCTCTGCGGTCGTCAGGTTCATCTCGCGCCACTTGCCGGTCACAGACCCGTCCGGGCCCCGCTCCATCAGGGCGTCAGGGATCTCGATCGGCTGGAAATGCAGCGGGTTGAGGGGGCCCATGTCGCTGACAGCGACCATCATCGCCGACACGCCCCAGAACGCGAAGCACTCCTGCGCGGCGTCCCAGTAGTTCGAACGCTCGAGCTCGGAGAACACGGCGTCGCCGATCATGGCGAGTTGCGGCGCGATCTCCTTCTTCTGGCCCTCGGTCAGGTCGTCGGCCGGCTCAAACAGAACCCACCGCTCATGCCGGGGCGTGAACGTCGAGATCATGTCGGAGGCGAAGTCCTCGGCCACGATCTCCAACTCGTTGTCGAACTGGTCGTCCTGCTCCTCAACACGCAGCGAGGAGTCCGAGCGGTCGTTGACGCGCCGATAGGTCGGCAGCGCCAGGCGCAGGGTTTCGTCAATCCATGTCGCGTGCCGAGCCTTGTCCTGACGGGCCGCTGCGATGCGGGCGAGGACGGTCTTGGTGTCTGTCATCAGTACAGGACCGCCATGTCGGAGCCACCGCCACCACGGCCACCGCCGGCGGAACCACCGACGGACGGCGTGAAGGCGCCGACGCTTCCGCCGCCTCCGCCACCAGTGACAGCACCGCCGCCACCACCGGACGAGCCGCCGTAGATCGGGACCGAGCCGCCGAGCGAGCCGAAGCGGCGGAGACGGCGTTGCGTCGCGCCGATCAGCAGAGCCTGGGTCTCTTCCGTGCGCGCGTTCTCAGCCCGACGCTGCTCGCGCTCACGCGCGGCGACGACGGCAGGGTCTTCCTTCGCGGCCTTCGGGCTTCTCATACGGGCTTGCTCTCGAACGCAGGGCGCGCGCCTTGAGCCATCAGATCGCGGTATAGGGCCTCCGGCCTCAACGCACGGGAGCGCACGCCAACGAGGTGGGCGATAGCCGGGGCGCACCAGAATCCGACACGCAGGTCCGTCGCGACCGGGTCGCGCGGCGTCTCGAAATGCACGATGCGGGCGTTGGCCGGCAGGGCGTCGACCCATGCGTGCAGGCGCTCCGCGCTCAGGGCCCGCAAGATCGTGCGGTTCAGGGTCACGTCATACAGCAGCCAGACGCCGGCCTCCGCGTCGACGCCGAACGCGGCGACATGGCGGAACCCGTCTCGGCACAGGGGCGACCACCAGTGCCGGCGCTCATCGTTGAAGAACGCGACATACCAGCCGCCGATGACCGCCGGGTCCGACTCGATCATCGACGCGCCCGGAACAGCGGCGCGCGCGTGCCGCGGTCAAACACTCGCGCCTGCACCTTGGTCTGGACAGCCGCGACATTCCGGCCCGCGCCGAACAGGAGGTTGCCGCCCTCGCCCATGCCCAGCAGCAGGTACTGGAACGCATCGGCCGTGTGGCTGTACTGGTTCTTGACGACGTCGCTCGACACGAACTCGCCGTAGGACGTCTTCGTCACCTTGAACTGGTAGCCGCCACTCAAACCCTGCACGAGCATGCGGCAGCACGGGTCGATCAGCAGCGCCTGGTAGCCGTCGACCTGACGTTCCAGCAGATTGTCGACCACCTCCTTGCGCCCGCCGACGGTGGAGAAACGGTTGGCGCCCGGCGCGGGCCTGACCGGCATGCCGTGGGTGCGGAAGATGTCGTAGGGCGTCTTCTCGTCCGTCTGGGACCGGATGGCCGAGCCGGGGTCGCCGATGAACTTGACGCGGGAAATGTCAACATCGGGGAACCGGCGCAGGATCTCGCGCTTCACGATCGGCGCGAAGCTCGTGGCGCCCACCTCCTCCGCATAGAGCTCGCCCAGCACGAACACCCGGCCGCGGATGGTCTGGCCAAACACGACCGCCGGCGTCAGGCCGAAGTCCATACCGACGTACAGGTCCAGCTCCGGGTTGAACTTGAGCGCGTTCCTCGAGACGTGGCTGTTCTGCTCGCTCTCGCTGCGGAACAGCGGGTGCACCGCCTTGCCCTTCATCTGGCTGGCGGCGATGTTGCGGCAGTTGGCGTCGATCCACTGGCGCTTCACCCCGTGGATCTTCTTCGGGTAGTAGTCCGGCCGCAGCCACCGCAGGTTCTCGGCGCCAGGGTTGACGCAATACTCAACCTCGTCACCGGGGTTGAGCGCCACCAGACCCGACGCACGCAGGCGGTCGTCCATGACCAGCAGCGCCGGTGGCTGAATGAACAGGCTCCAGCCGGGCGGCATCTTGTGGCGCTGCACGTCGTCGGGCGTGAAGTGGTCCGGAACCGGCGCCTTGCCGAACATGATCGGCGCCCAGTGCAGGCTCTCAGGCGCGTTCATGTCGGCGATGCCGCCGGACCAGTTGCACCCGCCGTTCTTGACCGAGGGATAGCGGCCGCAACGCGACAGCCCCTCGGTGACCAGCATCAGGTTGATGTACTGGAGCTCGTTGAAATAGATGCCGGTGAGCTGCAGCGAGCGCAGCTTCTTGACGTCGTCGTCCTTGTCCAGCGCGAGGAAGATGAACTCGGCTTCGATGTCGCCGTAGCGCATGTGGTAGGTGAACGGCGGCGACCACGACATCTCGCCGAACCCACCCTGCGCCTCAGTCCCCTCGGGAAACAGGTTCACGAACGAGGGGATCGTCGTCGTCTTCAGTTCAGGGAAGGTCGAGCGGACGATGGCGAAGCGGCTACGGCGGATGCGGTCACGCTGCGCCGGCTGCTGGCTGGCATGGATGAACAGCCGCATGATCGCGGCGTCCGTCTTGCCCGATCCGATGGGCCCCTGGATGATGTCAAAATCGTTCGCCGCCTGCATGAAGGCGGAGAGAATCTTGCCGTCAGGCTCGAACCGGATCGGCTCGCGGGGTGGTGCTGAAGCTGCCTTGCGGGCCATAGCGCGAGGGTGGTCGCGCGGGGGTTTGGCTCAACGCACGCCTAGTGCCGCCACCCGTTCAGATGCGCCTTCTCGTGGCGGAACAGCCGGCCGCAATACTCGTCCTGATCGGGCGTGCAGTGGGGCATCAGGATCACGCGCCGGGGCATGAACGTGCAGGCCAGCAGGACCACCGTCGGGTTCGGCTTGCCGCCGCATGCGAAATGGACCTGAGCGGGGGTGCCGACCATGACGACGAATGGCTCGGTCGGAGCGTAGTCGTACTGCGCCGGCGGCTCCTCGACGAGCGCAGGGTCGGGCCATTGGGCGGAGGGGCCTGACATGGCGGTGATGAGCGTGACGACCGAGGCCGCGGCAAAGGTTTTCAGCATGCGCCCCTCCTGTGTGTAGGAGGGGGTCGGGGCGGGGCTGCCTCAACGCACGGGGCGGTGAAATCCGATACGCTCACGCCCCTGCATGCGGGTGCGGTGCGCGGCCCGGTCACGGTCGATCTGGTAGGCGCGGTGTGCGGCCGGACTCACTGAGCGGAACCGCGGCGTCTCGACCTCCTGCAGGGTCTCGGCGCTGCCGACGCTGTACCAGATACCCCAGTCATCGTCGTCCCAGTCGTCCATCACGCCGCCTCCAGCATCGCCGCGCCAACGGTGTACCGTTCGATCTCACCATACGCCTCGTGATAGACGACAGCGCGGGTGTCCCTGAGCGAGCGGTAGCCCTTGAAGGCGTGGTAGGGATCTTTGCCTGCCAGCGTGCGCAGGCTCTCGACCCGGACACCCTGCACCTCCTTGACGACGTCGTGGTGGATATGGCCGGTCGAGATGTAGCGGAACTCGGTCTGCCCCCAGTCCACCGGACGGTCGACGGCCATCAGAAGGGGCAGCGCCTCCATCTTCACGCGGTCGCCGTGGTGGGCGCCGAGCAGGCACTTGCCGAAGCGGAGGTAGCGGAACACGGCCGGAGACAGGTCGATCTCCACGCGCGGCTCGTTGTCGAAGTAGAAGGCGAGAGCCAGGGCGATCGCTGCGGACGATTCCGGGTCGTGGTTGCCCTCAAGGAACCAGACCACGACGCGCTCATGCCGCTCGAGCGCACGCAGGATGACGTAGCGCCACGCCTCCGCCGACTTGAGCAGCGCATGACGGAAGCCGCGGTTGTCCACGTCCAGCGGGTTCTTGTGCTGCGGCGTCAGGTTGGACCCGTCGTTCGCGTGCATGGCGTCGCCGATCACCTCGACGATGCAGGTCTCAGCGGCGGGCGAGACCATGAC